ACCACAGATGTGGGAACGATGATGTCGTCGCCGTACACGAGGAAATCCCCCGTTTTGGCTCCGACTGCTCGACAAGCTGCCGCAAAGAGCATTGTTTCTACGGCAAACGTAGCCCCGTTACCCATACTTGATAACATCTCGTATGGACGAGGCACGACCCCGCGTTGAAGCGGGTCCGCGAAGCAAGAGGCTCGCACGTCATCCAGAAACCTGCAATACTCAAACGGAAATAGCAAGGCAAGCGCCTTAGCTACCAAGTTCGAAGCATTGCTCAGGTCGATGGTCGCATGACGTCCATCAACGCTGGCCTTGCGGGCCAGTTCCTGGTTTCGTGTCTGGGTACTTAGATCAATGCCCCACCGACGAAGTCGGCCAACTGCATGCCTATTAAAGGCAAGTTGCAATAAAAGGGCATCTTTAGCCTCACAGGCTATAGAGCGATCTGTTTCCCAGTTCTTCTGGACGAAGGTGACGCGATTGTATTGCACATCGCGCCATACACGAGGCTTCACCCCCCAGTGATCTAGGAGGATCTGCATATACTTAAAGGCCCGTTTCGGGGCCTCAACCACGTAAGGCAACCCTACCCGAAGGTAAGGTTGGCTTTCCTTGCGTGGCGTAGTCGCCGTAGCACCGCTTGACATCTCCACTAAGCGCGGAAGCGCGTCGAGGAAGTTGTCGAAGTCGCCAAGTAACTCGCGCAAGTCTGCGCGAATCCGATCGAGATATTCCCACATCATATTACGATGAGCAAGTTCGTCGGGGCCAAAGGCCTCTTCGAGTGCTGCATCAGATAGGGTAAGTCTCAGATTGGTCCGCTTACATTTTTCTTCGCAGGCAATAAAAGCTCTGCGGGCCACCATCTCCGCATCAGATGATCGGAAGGCGGTGTTCTTTTTGAAGAAAGCGGGCACTTGACGCCAAAAGGCAGCCTGTTGCGGACTCGCATATGCATCCGCAGCTACCTTGCTCTTGGACAGGACGTCCTTGAGCGAGCGGCTGCGTAGGGCACCTCTGAGGGATTTAACTTCCTCATCGGTGACCATCCCTACGCGCACGGCATCCATCACGTAACAAGTGGCCAACCTGTACAGGTCAGCCACCCCCAACATCGGAGTAGACATAACGTCAGATTCTCACTATTGGTTGTCGCCATCACCCTGCCATGTGTAACATGGTTTTATCCGTAGGGTGAACGAACCGCCATCCCAACTCACGCTAAAGGAAATTATCAGCGCAAGAAGGGCACATGCTTGAAGCCAGTAGGGCCACTTGGACACCAAGTGTTCAAGGACCCAACGTCCTAATCGGACAAGACTGGGGAGCATGTCTCGAGCCGTTTGGGCTACGAGTCGGCGATAAGGTTACGTCCGGACCAGAGACGGTCCAAATTGTCTGACGCGACGATGTCGCGAACCAGAGCGGCGACGTAACTGACATCCGCGGTGGCTGCTGCACGGAGAACTCGCAGCTCACCATGGAACGTGATCAGCTTCGGCAGGATTTCGCCGTCGCTGTCCTCGCACCCACGAAACACGGTAAAGGAAAACCGGTCCGGGACGAGGAGGTCACTCTGCCTCACCGTATTGGTACGGATACCAGCGGGCTTGGCCAGAGAGTGCTCGGTGGTGATGTATTCCACCTGCTTGCCTGGCCCCCGGCTGTTAAGCTCGAGAGCCGTCGTCATTGCTGCCATAAGGCAAACTCCTATAGTGTATGACCTGGAGAATCCTAGCGCGAACCGTTCCTTATCACTTTGTAAAGGATTTGGAATAGGAGCGCTATGAGGTCAGCCACATGGCTGATATCAAGGTCAACATGAAAAGCAGGAAGTTTTGCGTTTTCACTGGTGGGCCAGCGTTGGATGAAATCAAAGCGTTGCCAAGAGGCACGCTCCGACGACATCGCACGCCAGTCGCAGGCGAAGTTCGGGTTGTCATACCTCCAGCCTGTGCTCCAACCTTTGTTGGAGTAGTACCGGCTATATGATACCTTCACTGATCGCGAGTAGACGACTTCGGCCATCACATCGAGCTTGCTCTGATAGAGCAAAGCTGAGAGGTAAGTGCCTATGTCCCAGAACCAGTCCAAGACAAAGCTATAAGGTATGACCTCGTAGCCCGTCTTGATCCCATCAATCTCCAATTTAGGAGGAAAGACAGAAAACTTGGCTCTGGCGGTGACGCGTGCTTCGACGGTGAGAGTGGCTTCGCCACTCTTCCGTTCCCACTGATGTGGAAGGTATTCGGTGTCGGGATAGGACAGATCATCTGTCTTCTCCACTACCGTTGACCCTGTTCCTACCTGAAACACAGACGACTTCTCTGAGATCGTCTTGTGTAAATTGCGTAGGTCCATTATCAAAATGCGCCAACCGTATCGCCACTCAAGCCAGAGGTTTACGATCTGCTTTGGAAAGCGTTTCGCAATTTCCGATTTCCTTGTGACCCCATAGGGGTCAAAGAACTTACGGATCCTCTCGGCTATCTTATCGAGCCTCCGAAACCTCTCGGCCATACCCACGATCATTTGGACAGTTTCTCGCAATTCAGCGATAAACGTGCCAAGATCAAAAGATGGGTTTAGACCGTCGATGGCTTCATTGGCAAGATCGGCCCAGTCGATGTCAACAGTTGCTAGAACAGCAGCTGCGACCGCTTCTGGATTACTCAAGTCGTACCCCTTTGCAGGAGGGCTAGCAGCCGTGTAGGAGCTACCATCGCGGTAGTCAACTCCGTATACATAGCTGTCGATGCCATCTGCACCGTCGAACTTAAACCAGGGCGTAGCCTCTAAGAGGTCTCCGCTTCTCTGGCGACGGTAAAAGTTTGGGGTGTTCACACCTTTGACCCGTAACACTTGCGTGTCATAGGGTACCCAAGTTAGTTCGGGAGGATTCGAGCACGTTTGTGTCTCGGTCAACCGACCACTCGGACCAGGTGTGGACTCAAACTTGAATATATCGATCATCGATATGCACCAATGGATTAAACACCAGCATGCCCGCTTGACACGCCGGTACGCATGGCTCCAGGAAGGAATAGGCTAGCGCCTACTAGCGACCCCATCATTGGGG